AAGCGCTACTCAACGGTGAGCGTGAGGACGTTGCCTCTCTTTGTGAGGCTCGCCTTCGGGTTAAGTCTACGACGGAGCGAACTCGCGCCCAACGGTTCCTTGACATCTCACGCCGAGGCACACTCCCTGTTCCGCTTTCGTATTATGGCGCTGCGACGGGACGATGGACGGCCAGCAAAGGTAGCGCAATCAACATGCAAAACCTCAAGCGTGGCAGCTTCTTACGCAAAGCAATCATGGCACCGCTCGGGCACCAGCTTGTGGTCGGGGACTTATCGCAAATTGAACCGCGAGTACTCGCGTGGCTTTCGGATTACGAAGATATGCTCGACATCTTCAGGTCTGGCGGTGACCCTTATGCCGCGTTCGGTGCTCAGATGTTTAACATACCGGGCCTTTCAAAAGAAAGTCATCCAGACCTTAGACAGTCTGCAAAGAGCGCGTTGCTCGGGTGTGGGTACGGCCTCGGCTGGGCGTCTTTCGCTTCCCAACTTCTCGTTGGTTTCCTTGGAGCACCGCCCGTACGCTATGACAAATCCTTTGCGAAAAAGCTGGGAGTCACGCCCGACTATGTGAACCGCTTCATCGAGTGGGAAGACAACATGGAGAAGATGGCTGAGATACCACACATCTGCACCGAGGCTGAGTTGTTGATTCACTGCGTGGCGGCTAAGAAGATCATCGACATCTACCGCTCGACTGCGTACCCTGTTGTTGGTTTTTGGCAACTGTGTGAGGGGCTTATCGAGTCTGCGCTACACGGCGGCAAGGAGTACACGCACAAGGGCTGTCTGACATTCAAGAAGGGTGAAATTGTCTTGCCTTCTGGCATGAGTTTGTTGTATCCTAACCTTCGCCGTGAGCCTGAGCTGAACCCTGAGACGGGTAAGCCCAAGCGTGATCGGCATGGCAATGTGATTACGAACTGGGTGTATGGCGAAGAGGGTGTGAAACCCACTAAAATATACGCAGGAAAAATTACCAACAACGTCACGCAGGGCGTAGCGAGATGCGTGATGACGGATGGTATGTTGAGAACCGCAAAGAGGTACTTTGTGGCTGGCACTGTGCACGATGAACAAATCGCCGTGGTGCCTGATGATGAGGTCGAGGACGCTAAGACTTGGGTCTTGGCGCAGATGACTATGGAGCCGAAGTATTTGCCGGGGATACCTCTGGCCGCTGACGGTGGCGCACACCGCCGGTATGGGTTAGCTAAAAACTAGGAGAAGCAAATGAACCTACCACGCAAACTTAAAGTTGGCGACAAGTGGTATTCGATCGAGGTGGTCGAAGCCATGCGAGAGAAGGGGTACATGGGACGCGTGTACTACCCTGACCAGAAGATCAAGATCGGTAAGAAGTCACATACCGGCAAGCCCTACGCTAAGGCTGACATGCACGACACGTTCTGGCATGAGTTAGTCCACGCGATCCTTGCCGATATGGGAGAGCACCGACTCAACGACAACGAACGCTTCGTCACGCAGTTCGCCAACCGATTAACCAAAGCTATAGAAACGGCCAAGTTCTAATGACCAAAGTAACGTGGAGCCACAGCTCCCTGAAAGACTACGAAGGTTGCGCTCGTCGCTACCATGAAGTGAAGATCCTCAAGAAGTACCCGTTTCAGGAGACTGAGGCTACGCGCTACGGCACGCAGTTGCACTTGGCCGCAGAGGAGTATGTGCGTGATGACAAGCCACTGCCCCCGCAGTTCGCGTTCATTCAGCCCACGCTTGACGCATTACTGAAGAAGCCCGGACGCAAGCTGGCCGAACAGAAGATGGCGCTCGATGAGAAGCTCTACCCTGTGGGTTGGTTCGACAAGAAGGTGTGGGTGCGCGGCATAGCTGACCTGCTCATACTGGACGACGATAACTTGACCGCTTGGGTTGTTGACTACAAGACAGGCAACAACAAATACCCAGACCGTGAGCAGCTTGTGCTCATGTCGCTGATGGTGTTCAGGCACTACCCCCACATCCGTGAAGTCAAGTCTGCCTTGCTCTTCGTGGTGAAAGAGGATATGGTTAAGCACAGTATGTCGGTCGATGAAGCTGAGGCTGAGTGGTGGAAATACCGCGAACGCGTAGGCCGCATCGCTGCTTCTATGGAGGCCGATGTATGGAACCCAACACGCACCCCGCTATGCGGCTGGTGCCCCGTCAAGTCATGTGAATTTCATAAGGAGCATTAATCGTGACACAAGTGAACGGCAAGCGTGATTACAAACACGCATACAAACTGCAAAAAGCAAATGGCGAAACCAAAGATCAACTCGAGCGCCAGAAGGCGCGACAGTTGTACGACAAGAAGGGCATCGACCGCAAAGGCAAAGACATCGACCACAAGGTGCCTCTGCGTAAAGGCGGTAAGACCACTGCCGGTAATCTGCGATTGAGAAACAGAAGCGCCAACCAAGGTGACAACAAGTGACGCGTGAAGAAGTCGGTGATGCCGCAAGAGCATACGCAAGCGGCATCGCGTATCTAAGAGAAAAAGGTATGACCTACGATGCCATTGCCGCAAGGACTGGCATATCACGAACGCGAGCTAAACAGTTGGTAGATAAGCATGGAAGAAACTTCAAGTACATGCGGCGCGGTACACCAGCAAAAGAGCTCATAGAAATACTACAACAGATAACCTAGAGAGAAGCAATGGAAATCATAGAAGACAAGGCACTACTGTTTCGTACTCGGTCACCAGATAAATACAGCATCATTCCACGCAGTCAGATCGTTGAGCAATACGACGATGGGTCTGCTGAGGTTGCTGTGTTCTGGGGGCTGGACGAAGCGCGTGTGTTAAAGAACATGGGCGTGAAGAATGTTCCTTCACCTATCGTTAAACGCTATGCGTGGCCGGGCAAGTTCCAGCCTATGGCGCACCAAGTTGAGACGGCATCGTTCCTCACGCTACATCGCAAAGCATTCGTGTTCAGCGAACCCGGCACAGGCAAGACGCTCTCAGCATTGTGGGCGGCTGACTACCTGATGCAACGCAAAGAAGTGCGTCGCTGTTTGATCTTGTGCCCTCTGTCGATCATGCAGTCAGCGTGGATGCAGGACTTAAACGCTTCGATCATTCACCGCAGTGCAGTCATCGCCCACCACCCGCAAGCATCGCGTCGCATAGAGATGATTCAGCAGGACTATGAGTTCGTCATCACCAACTACGAAGGCTTGAACTTAATTGCTGGTGAGATAAACGCCAACGGCAAGTTTGATCTGGTCATCGTCGATGAAGCCAACGCGTACAAGACCGTTACTACCAAGCGTTGGAAGTCGTTGCAGTCGATCATCAAGCCTGACACTTTGTTGTGGATGATGACGGGTACCCCTGCATCGCAGTCACCTGCTGACGCGTATGGCTTGGCCAAGCTCGTGAACCCCAACGGCGTGCCCAAGTTCTTTACTGCGTGGCGTGACCAAGTGATGAACAAGATCACGATGTTCAAGTGGGCACCGAAGCACAACGCAACAGAGGTCGTGCACCAAGCGTTGCAACCATCCATCAGGTTCACAAAAGAACAATGCTTGGACTTGCCACCGGTGATTACGATGACACGCGAAGTGCCGATGACACCACAGCAGAAGAAGTACTACGACCTGCTCAAAGAGCGTATGCTGATTCAAGCCGCAGGGGAGACGATCAGCGCGGTCAATGCCGCCGCTGGTGTATCAAAGCTGTTGCAGATCAGTTGCGGTGCTGCCTACACAGACGACAAAGAAGTTGTCGAGTTCGATGCCGCGCCTAGGTTGAATGTGCTGGAAGAAATCATGGAAGAGACGAGCCGCAAGGTCATCATCTTCGCGCTGTTTCGCTCTAGCATCGACAGCATTCACAACCACTTCGAGAAGCAAGGCATCAAGTCTGCGGTCATTCAAGGTGACGTGAAACCAACAGCACGCGCTGACATCATTCGCAGATTCCAGAACGAGCCTGACCTGCGCGTGTTGGTGATGCAACCACAAGCTACTGCACACGGCATCACGCTGACTGCGGCAGACACGGTTGTATTCTATGGACCTCTTATGTCGGTGGAACAGTACATCCAATGTATTGCACGCGCTGATCGCAAGGGTCAGAACTCAGACAAAGTGACCGTCATTCACATCGAGGGTTCGCCCATCGAAAAGAAAATGTTCAAGGCACTTAGCGGGAAAGTGAGCGACCACTCACTACTCACACAACTGTTCGACACAGAAATTAAATCTTGAAAGGGGGTTCCAAGTTCAAAAAAATCCATGTACACTTGTCAAACACTAGACAGATAATTAAACCGGAGAAGCAAATGAGTGAAGACACTATCCCCCTCGATAGGCTTGCAAAAGTCTACCGAAAAATCCGCGAACAGATCTCAACTCTGACCAAGGAATACGACACCCAAGTCGAGGTTCTGAAGGCACAGCAGGAAGAAATCAAAGCGGCCATGAAAGACCAGATGCAGGCGCTTGGCGTCACATCTGTTCGCACACCCCAAGGCACAGTGGTGTTGTCTGTGAAGACACGCTACTCGACAGCCGACTGGGACAGCTTCAAGAAGTTTGTCGTTGAACATGACGCGCTCGACCTGTACGAGAAGCGTATTGCGCAGGGCAACATGAAGCAGTTCTTGGAAGAAAACCCCGGGGTCGTACCTCCCGGACTCAACTCAAACGCTGAGTATGACATTTCGGTACGCAAACCAACCTGAGAAAACTATGAGTAAAAAACAAAACATCGAAGAAGTGGTCGCGGAGTTGAACGCAACTCCCGCCCCAGAAGTAGCCGCACAGGAAAACGGTCGTGAAGAATACTACACACGCGACAGCGCTCTGGGCTACGCGATCACCTTCCACAAAAACAACGGCGGCATGATGACCCCGCCCCAGTTGGTCGAACACGCCAACGTATTCCTAGCATTCCTCAAAGGAGAAACCAAGTGAGCAACGTAACCCTTTTCAATGGCGCAAACCTACCCGCATTCGCCAAGCGTGGTGAGCTGTCCGAAACAGCCAAAGCCCTGATGGGTAGTGGCGGCAACGGCGGCAAACGCATTTCAATCAAAGGCGGTGTGTTCCGCCTCATGGTCAACGGCAAAGAAGTGACTGCCATTGACGAGCGTTATCTGGATGTGGTGATCGTCAAGGCCGCCCCCAAAGTAGCGCGTACCTTTTTCTTGGAGCAATATGACAGCGACAAACCTGCGGCACCCGACTGCTGGTCAAACGATGGCGACACACCAGACGCCAAATCAAAGAACCCACAAGCTAAGACTTGTGCCACCTGCCCACAAAACATTGCCGGTTCTGGAAACGGTCAAAGCCGTGCTTGCCGTTACCAGCAACGCTTGGCTGTAGTGCTGGCCAACGATGTGGAAGGTGAAGTGATGCAGTTGGCTCTGCCAGCCACATCCATCTTCGGTAAAGAAGAAGGCGACAACCGCCCCTTGCAAGCCTATGCTCGTTGGTTGGGCGCTCAAAGCGTTGGCGCTGACATGGTTGTGACTCGCATGAAGTTCGACACCAAGTCTGAGTCACCCAAGTTGTTCTTCAAAGCCATGCGCTGGTTGACTGACGAGGAGTATGCGACTGCACAAGAGCAGGGCAACAAACCCGAAGCCGCCCAAGCCGTGGTGTTGAATGTCGCCGCCGTGGACAGCAAGCCTGCTGACGCGCTCGAAGGTGCCGCACCCAAGGCCAAAGCGAAAGCCGCACCGGTGGAAGCTGACGAGGACGATGAAGCGCCAGCACCCGCACCCAAAGCCGCAAAGAAAGCCAAAGCCGCGCCAGCCCCAGTTGAGGATGACGAGGACGAAGCCGAACCTACTGTGAAAAAAGAGGCCAAGAAGCCCAGCGCAGTACCAGCTAAGAAGTCACTCGCTGATGTAGTCGGCGCATGGGACGACGAGGACTGATCGAAACGGGACGCTGGCGCCAGCGTCCCAATTTTTAACCAGAGGAAAAGTAAATGAAAAAACTGTTTGTAACCACTGCCGTCATTGCAACACTCACCGCATGCGGCCCCAAGAACATCGACCAAGTTATGAAGGACGGCGGCCAAGTCAGCAAAGACATGGCCTTCTCGTTCCAGACTGTCGAGGAGCAACGCGCTCAAGGCCGTGCCAACGCTGGCGCATCAGCCGCTGAGTACCAACGCCAAAACCCACGCATCCAAGGCTGGGAGACTATCGTCAAGGCCGACACCACACACTCATCCACTTGCCCCCAAGGCGATGGTTGGGCTGAGGTTGTGTTCATGCGTGCCGAGCGTGAAGAGGGCAAGACCAAGAACTTGGAAATTCAAAAGGCCACTGTGATGTGTAGCACTGTGTCGAGTACACAAGGCTGTGTGATGGTGTCGCCTACCGACAACTGGTCTAAGCACCCCGGCAAAGTACAAGACGGTTCGTGCGCTTCGACTCGTGAAGTTCCGTTCCCACTGCCCAAGGCTGTAGGTGCGAAATGAATACCGTTGGAATCTTCGCAGGACGCGGTGATGTTCTCGTTGCTATGGGGTTGGCGCTTGTGATCGGTGTTTGGATCGGTTGGAAGCTCAACGACATACGCGACTGGTTCGTTTCCAAGTTCAAATCTCGTACAGATTAATTTTCAGGGGGAAAGCGGTCGGCAATATTGCCGAGTACCAATGGCCGCGAGTACCCCACCTTTTGGAGAAGTAAATGGCAAAGAATTTTTTAGGACTCAAGAACAACAAAACGACCGCTTCAACTTGCGTGAGGACAACGAAGAATTTAACGCGCCGTCACTGACATTTGTGAAGAAAGATGTTGCAGAAGCTGTGCGTGATGGCCGTATCTTGG